TTCTTCCAAGCTAACGATGGTTCAGGTTTAATTAACAAGGCGTTTGATGGTATGACTGCAATCGACCAAGCTAATCAAACTTATAAGAAATTACAAGAAGAAGACCCTGCTAGAGCTGAGAAGTTCTACAACCGCTATATGCATGACATTGACAACTCTAGTGCGGCGGGTGCATTCAAGAAACAGTTTGGTGCGCTTGTTAAAGAAGCCAATCAGATTCGTTTGGATAAGAGCTATACCTCACATGAGAAGCGTAGATTGCTAGATCAGAATAAGCAAGACCAGATTGCTCTAGCTAAAGATTTTAACGACTCACGCGACTAAAGTAGACGCCTATCTTACCGTCCTTCACCCCTATCTCGGCCTTAGCTTTGATTCGGTGGTGATTGGCGGCTCGTAGGCCATCTTCTTTAACTTCGGCCAACCGAAGTGTTGGCACAAAGAAGCCCCCGTTGGGGGGCGTATCTTTCCAAGGGTAATACACTCTAAGCTTCCTGTTCATCTAAACCAAGTGGACGGGATACTTTAATTGCATTCACACGCATACTTGGACCGCGTGTCCTAGCTAGCATATCTTTCTTCACATAATTAACCTTGTAGTTAGCCATGCTTTCCATCTGCTTTTTAAAGTCTGAGTATCCGTAACTCATAGATACACAGTGTGCCTTGAGTAATTGTTCTTCAATGAAATAGTCTACGTGCCCTGGGGTTACATTATGCTCTACCCGTCCCGCAACGTCAGACCTAGTTAAAGACTGGTCGATGTTACCATCTTCGCCAAGTGATGAGCGTAGCGTGCCATCAATAGATTTAACTACCACAAACTTACCATAGAACTCTCTAGTATACGCATTCAATACGTCTTCTGCTGTACGCTTAGAGCCGTAGATAATTGAGCGGGCATTACTAGTCATTGTCTTTAGAACATTAATTACAGGCCCTACAGGGATATCAATAAGATTAGCGTATTTACTGCCCAAAAGAATAGTAATAGCCACAATAGCGCTGTTTCCTGCAGTCCAATATCTTTCATCGTCGTTTGCATCGAAGTCCTTTTTAACTCTTTCACGTACATCTTGATAAACCTGAGCCGCAACTTCACGGTTAGCTACCATCCAACGCACTAATTCACGCCCTACAACACCATAGTTAGCCTTTAAAAGTTGAAGCACGGCGATTTCTTGCTGTGTCCATACTAGTTTCTTGTTCATCTGTAGCTCTAGAACGCGGAACATTTCAGCTTGTGATGCATGTTTACGTGGTCCTGACAAGAAGTCAAACACGTGGGTGTTACTTGAGAATAGAACTAATAGATTCCAGATTGAGGTATTGACGCGTTCTTTATTCGCGCCTTGTTCCATACGCTCTTTACCCTTACCTTGTGTTAGGTCTAGCAAGAACTCAGGCAACCACTCGAAGTCATTACGACTCTTGGCTGTAATCTCGTCTGTAATCAAAGGCAAACTATTCAATAAGCCCTGACGTTGTTGTGACGCTACCGCTGAAGTACTTTGGCTAACACGATATAGCTCAGGATGACCCCAAAAGCTGGCGGCTAGTTCGAGCGCCAATGTCTTACCAGTACCTGAATCAGATGAACCCAAGTGGTATACACAACCACGGAAACCTGAGAACTTCATCAAAGCAGACGCAGGGCCTACCAATGACATAGTAATAATTTCCCATAGCTCTTTAGCAATCAGCATCTTAAATACGTCCTGCCAATTCTCTAGAGTGCCTGTAGGTACAGTAGCTTGGTTAATGTTATCGAGTCCTGGAGTAGGTACATAGACTTCTCTACCATCAGGATAAAATACTCGGCTATTAAAGACAAAAGTATTGTCAGTCTGCCAACCGCAACTAGCAGGAATTTTTACAGCGGTTTTATTTGCGCTTGCGTGTTCCACACATCCCCTAACATATTCATATAAGTTTTTATCGTTTCCAGAACCAAATGCGGCGATGATGTTCTGATTGGCTAGCGCCTTAACCGTTTCGTCTTTACTTACTACAGACTTCTGCGGAATCAAAATATCAATCGGGCCTTCAGGCCTGAACGCCATCATATGAACTAAGTGATTACCCCCCTCGTTCAATATGTCTACTGCAAACAAATCATATGGTAGTAGCATGACTTGCTTACGTTCTTTGTTACCCATAGCATCTTCAACTAACTTATCCATAAAGATGCCACCTTTCTCACCATAGCTAAAACCTTTAGGCGGTACTGGGCGAACTACAGTAATTTCTTCCTTAGTAAAGTCAGCGGCTAGCTTTTCAACAACCATAGATTTCTCTTCGTTGTCGGTCTTGATTTCACTAGCTACTCTAAGCGGTGAATTGATCTTGCCATAATGAGGACAGCCTTGGCATACCCCTGGGTTAATCTCATCTAACTTAGCGCATGAATAAGGGCCTTGGATACCACTTAACTTAGCATGCATTCTATCGTGGTCATATGGGTGCATGTCTGACATGCGTATTGCGGCTTCCGCCCCATCTTCACACTTTTGAGTGATAGAAAGAATACCTCTCCATAATGGCTCAATACCATCGTTCGATGCGTTCTCTTTGTAGTATTTAATTTGACCACACGCATCTTCAATCTTGCTAAAGAAAGTAACAGTATTCTCAATCAGCTTAACACCATTAGCTGTAGGCTCAATCCTCTTTCCAGGAATATCAAGCGTAACAGGCGCAGTATAGGCTGCTGTTCCTACCTTCTCTTTAACAAGCTCAGCGAATGTATCAAAGTTAAACACAATACCTTCAGCCAAAATCTTAACTGGCCTAGGCTTTTCTTGCTTGTAGTTATTTGTATCAGGAACACGAAGGATTCGAGCTGCATCGCCAGTGACGCCCCAATCTATATTGAAGTTCATCTTCTTGCAAAGACGCTTCATGTTCTCAGCTACAGGCTTCCATGTATCAATCTCCAAGTTATCCTCGAAAGGCCAATACACATGTAAACCACCACCACTTGATACGATATAAGGCGAACCTAGGGTATCTAGCGAAGTCTCAGCTAAGAACTTCTGCAGCGCAATGGCCGCTTCTTTCTTAGTTACATAATCCTTACCTTCGCCACAATCTATATCCAAGAATACTGAACGGATATAAAGTGCGTTACCTGCTTCACGCTTACCTTTTTCTTTAAATGTTGCTAATGCGTAGAACGAATTCAATCCACGGTCGCTGAACTGCATAGCTTGACTATACAACTCATCAATCGTCTCAACAAAGACGTGCTCTTTTTTTGCTGTGTTGACTTCCGCAGTGCAATAAATACCCGAGGTCGGCAACACAGTCGCTAGGAACTCCTGCGACTTCATATGTTTTCCTTCGGATTAAATCAAACGGTTTAGTGAATCTTCAAAACGCTTAACAAGTTCTAATTGAAACTCTACTGGCATTCCTACATCTGTACGGGCATATCTATCTGAGTAATGTACTAGCTCTTTATCGGTTAGATTGCGTGGGCTAATTCCTGTTGTGCTTACATTGTTTGGTTGCATTTTCTCATTGCCTCTTCTACTGTCTTGCTTGTTTGTAAAATGTTTACTAAGTCCTTAACTCGCGCCCTATAAGCTGGCGTTACGTCTGTCCCACTGAACCAATTGTAAACAGTCTGTCTTGTTGCGCCTGTGTATGCTGAAATTCTCAACACAGGAAAATCTAAATGGATAGCCCATCGCCCTAACTGGTTACCTAATGTCTTAGGTGCCGAGGCAACTGCTAACTTAATCTTGTCTGAGTACGGCATGTTCGCTTTCTGTAAGGTGGGGGTGGACGGGCGTTTACTTCGTCCTTTAAGCTATCTGCGCCCCCTAAACTAATTAATCGTCTGTATCCCAGTTATCTACTAGGGAAGCTAATTTTTCTTTTGTGTTAGCTTCAGGAACAGCCGATGGCTTAGCGGCGACTTTACGTTTCTCAGGTTCATCAAACCCTTCATCTGCACTAGCCTGCGCTTTAGGTGCCGCAAGTTGAGGTGCATTCTTCGGAGTCTGTTTAGCAAAGCTTGTAATTACCGCTTGCTTAGCTTCATCTGAATCGCCCTTAAGCTTAATACCTTCGTATTCAGTATCTTCTAACCAACGAACTGGTTGGAAAAACAACTTAGGTACTGCGGCTTTTGTATCGAAACGCATACGAGTTACTAGCGTCTCAGGGTTAATGTTTTGTGCAGCTAGGTAGCGAGCATACGCTTGTAATGGGCGCTTGTCTCCGTCTTCCTTACCAAAGATTGATGTAGCGGCTAGGGTCAACTGCATAACATCTCCACCCATATCATTAGCAAGAACTACTGCAATACGCTGACTGAAACGGCACGCACGTGAATCGCCTTGACCTGAGCCTTTAGCATTCTGTGGGCAACTTGCACAATCAGAGCATTGTGGTGAATCAATACTTGCGTCAGGCTTCTCGCCGTCTGCTGACCAACATTTAGGGGCTGTTGTAGCTCCTTCTTCGTATGTACCTGCGTAGAATGTACGGCTAATCTTTGGTGCGGCACGCACGATAACTACATCTAAATGACGGTCGTCAATAGCGGCTACTTCTTTACCGCCTGCAACTAAACGGAACACACCGCCTTTTGTAGAGATGCGTTTAGTACTTGAACCGCCACCGCCTGCTAAGCTCTTAGCTAGGTCAGATAGCTCTGCCGATTTTGCAAAAGCGGGTAGTCTTGACGGGTTAAATACGGCTAATTCACTCATGTTACGCTCCTTTTAAAAATTTGTAGATTGCTTCTGCTGTTGAGATAAGATCAACAGAGGTGTTGTTTGATACTAAGCGAGTTGCGAACTCGAGGGCTGTTGCACGCAATTGAATATCTTCGTTCATATATGCTTTCTTAAAATTAATTAGTTGGTTTACGTACTGATACTGCATATTCACTCATAGAATTTAAACCCGCTGGAACTACCCCTGGATTCTCTTCTAAGAATGTCGCCATGTTCTTCTGAGCAATGCGCTTTTCAAACAAGTCGAGTGCCTCGTTTTCTATAACAAACTGCTTGAATGAATCCCAGTCGTCTGTATAGTAGCGAGTCTTTTGCGAAAGAATAATAGTGCCTCCTTCTGTGCGAACGGATGTAGTTCCGAGCGCAAGCATCTGGTCTTTCATGGCATTCTTAATTTCTTCCTCTTGAGCTTTAAGTTCTTCGAGTTGTGTTTCAAACTCTTGAGTAAGCTCTTGTTTTTTTGCGTATATCTTGCGATATACCTTGGCTAGTTTATCTAGCGGGATTTGTTCTGACATTTGATTTTCCTCCATTTGTCAATTATTTTACATCATTAAAGACAGGTTTACAACCCAACATAGGGTTTTTAATTAAATATTTAATTCTTCTTTATACAGGCTCAATAACAGGTCGTGTCCCTTAACACGCTTTTCTAACTGAGCAAACATCTTCTTCTCGATTTCACTACCTTGTAAGTGTATCACAGTCACATTTGTAGAATCTTGTCCAATTCTATCAGCTCGAGCAATACATTGCAAGTAAGTTTCAACCGACATTACAGGCCCATAGAATACCACAGTGTCAGCGGCTGTCAATGTAACCCCATGCGAGGCCGACTGAGGCTGAACTACTAATACCCTAGGGTTTGCTTCTGATTGGAACCGTTTAAATATATCGGTTCTCTTATTAACTGAAACGTCACCATGAATAACCTCCGCCGCAACATTGTGTTTAAGTAGATGATTATGGATAGTCTCAATACTATGTCTGAAAGGCGCAAAAACAATCACCTTACGACTGGTTTCTTCCAGTGCCTCAAGTAACACATTTAATCGTGGGGCACAATCGAACTCAACAACTTGCTGGTCATCCGTATAAGCGGCGCCTGCTGAGATCTGTAATAACTTACTAACGCCTGCGGCCGCATTAACTGCAGTAATTGTTTCGCCTGCGGCTTGCATAACCATACGCTCTTTTAATAGCTTGTAATACTTGAGCTGTTGTGGTGTTAATGGAACCTCACGAGTTTCTGTAAGCACTGGTGGTAAGTCTGTACATTCTTCTTTAGTGAATCTTATGGCGGGCTGTAGGGCGTCGTATACTGCTTGAGCCGCACCGCTTTTGGGAACCCACTTGAACTGAGTTAACTTACTCATCACTTTGTCACGCCATGCTGTAGCGAATTTAGGAACGCCACTAGGATTAACTAGCTTAGCCAACCCATAAGCATCTACAGGCGACTGAGCAGACGGTGTACCCGTCATCATCCATAACATTGTCTCAGGTCTAACTACTTTATTTAGTGACTTCCATCTACGCGTACTTGGGTTCTTGTAAGCATTAGCTTCATCAACAATAATTAAATCGAACTTGCCGTTAGCCACAACCTCATCAGCTACTAGGTTTAATCCATCGTAGTTAATAATTACAAACTCATAGTCGCCCTGAATCATTTCAATCCGTCGGGTAGCCTGAGAATGATGTGCCACAACTGCCGATCTATGAATAATTGATTTACTAATACCGTTCATCCAAGCGTCGTGCATGATAGATAGCGGACATAGAATTAAAACTCGTCTTACTTGTCCAACCTTCATTAAGTAATCAGCCGCCCATAATGCGCTGTTAGTCTTGCCAGTTCCAGGGTCGTTGAATACGAATGCTTTAGGGTGAATAGTTAAGAACGACGCTGTTTCTATCTGGTGACTGAACGGCTTATGTAGTCCAGGCCAGTTATATCTAGCAGTAATTGGTGAGGGTGGGTTCTTAACACCTAGGTTGCGCAGGACGCGCACTTCATCTAAACCCCAGTACACCGCCATTTGATAGACGCCGTTCTGTTCACCAACTACTTTGCTCTTAGGTATTACGCTGTATTTCTCAGGGCTTCTCGTATTAAAGAGAAGCGCCTTGTTGTCAATGATTTCCATCTGTTCCCCTAACTTTCTTTATTTCATTGAGCCATCTGATTTGCGTTTATACGATCGGTTAGCACTAGCATCTTTAACTCGCAGGTTACTGCGTGTAGTTGTACCGCCTTTGCTTAGTGGTTTCTTATGGTCAACATCTTTACCGTCGCCTTTACTAACCACACCTTCTCGCTCTAGCATTCTGCGTGCTTTGTTTCGAGCAGCTCTTTTCTTTTTAACTTTTTCTGTGCCGTCGTAGTTTTCGTACTCAGCTTTGTAATCACGTTTGTAAACCATGACCGTAGTCCTTAATGTTTAGGGTTAAATTCGCAGCTAGTAACTTGGCACCAAGGGCACAGCGGGCTGCTTGTAGGGTTCCACACATCGTTTTCTATAGAGCTTTTAAGCTTTCCAACTCGTTCCCTATAGTTGCGCCAGTTGTGGTCAATATCGCTAAGCCTCATTGTATGCTTAACCATACTATTTTTCACAACAAAAAGCAGTGCAGAATTAACTTTTCTTATGTGTGGGAAGTAAGCGAACACCATCAACGACATGAGTACTAGCTGGTCTCTATCAGGGTATTTGTTATTACCAGTCTTATAGTCAACAATCCAAGCAGTTAAGTTGTCATCGTCCACAATAACTAAGTCGGCAATACCACGCACCCAAACATTCTCATCTTTAAAACCGCAAGGCTTTAAATCTTCTGTAAGAGCCATCTCAAACTCAGGTAGCTTACGGCCTTCTTTTTTCATAAGACTGTCCAAGATAGGTTCCATGAAGGCAAACTCAGGTGGAATAGGAGTACCATCTTTAACATAATCTTCTGCGGCTTGGTGGACTTGCTTACCATACCTCGTATGAACTGTGTCTGTGAATGGGTACTTCTTAAGCACCTTAACCTCATGGTAGCGTCTAGCGCAACCTTCAAAGTCCTTAAGACCTGAGTGACTCCATTTAACTATGCTTGTTGTCATATTAGAACTTAGCGCTCCTGATAGCTTGGTTTAATCGCTCCGCAAATGCGGATACAAATCTCTCGTCAGCTTTTTGTTTATGATCCATATCGAATAGAATGGCGTGGGTTATTTCGTGCCAAAAGGTTTCGCTCCTATCTGCCACAGGATACTTATACCCATTAGCATGATGCGAAGCTATCTGCATTTCGACTGGTTTCTTGTTATCTACATCCCAAGTAAAACTACCACGAATAGAATCACCTCTTACAATCACATGTTTATTCTGCTTAATCTTAACTATGTGCTCGCCTATCTTTACTGACTTTGGTATTTTCATTTAACTGACTCCTCGATTAACTTTAACTTCTTCAATGCTTTCTTGTATATCGCACCTACCCGTTGCGGGGTAATATCTAAAGCTCTACTAAGTTCCATCCTAGTTATCCCTGCTTTAGCGTAACGATATACATGCTGTTCCCTAGGGGTTAATTGCATAACATGTGCTTCTTTCATCATTTTGCCTCTCCATATCTAACTGCACAACCTGTCTCCGCATCTAGCGGAATCCCTGACATATACGGCGGATCCATGACCATCTGTTGTAATACCCAAGGTTCAGCTTCTTCTGCTTCGTTCTCAGGAACTAGCACCACAACCTCATCATGTACCGTTAGTACACAGCGGTATCTCTCTTGTATCCGCAACATACCATCCGTCATAACACACCTAGCCACGGCTTGTACGATGTTTTCTGTTAACTTACCGCCATACAGTTTCTTATCGTTAGCGCCATAAACCCATTGCACATTGCCATTCTCGCCGAAGTCCCCTTTTAAATCGGGGTATCTTAGCGCCAAACCACTAGGTAATATTATACGCTCTTTTTCAAATCTTAGACACTTATATTCGAATGGAGTACCACTATATAAACTCTTGTGTATGCGTGACTCGCATAAGCTCCATAAGTTAGTAACATCATAAGCCGCCTGCCTATACTTATTGATGATTGCCCTAGCTGCTAGGCAGTGTGTTAGTAGTTCTGAGTCAGAGCAAGTGCGGGGTATTGCGTTAAACATCTGTATGTTCTTATCCCACTTGATAAAGTCCTCTAAATCTTGCTGAGTTACGCCCAATTGTTTAGCAAAGGCCTTATCATACATAGTAGGTGGAGCCCCTAGGAAGCCCGTTAAAAGCTGTGCAGAGAACGATGCCCAACCCATGCCATACCCACAACCTAACAGAGCTGACTTAGCTGACTGTCTTAAATCGGGATGCGTTTCCTTAGATAGGTTGGGTATCCCAAACATCTGCGCACCGAACTGCGCATATGCATCTTGCCCTGACGAGAAGATTTCAAGTAGACTGGTATAGTCAGCGAGGTACGCCAAGACTCTAGGTTCGATCTGTGCCAAATCGCAGACGACAAGCGTGTAGCCTTTCGGGGCTTGGATAGAGTTCCGTAGAAAAGACCCCCGCTTGAGGTTCTGCAAATTAAGGCCCGAGCCACGACTCGCCGACCAACGACCTGTGTGTGCGCCGTAGTAGTTGAGCGGCACAGGTAGCGTACCTCGCTCTGAAATGTCGACAAATCTTTGAGCTCTTGTGCGTTCAAGCGTCGATTTAACTTTAAGGCGGGCTTCACAGAGGAGGGCCACATCCTCATTACTTCCGTTAAGTAGCGACTGGAAGAGTGCGTCGCTTTTCGCAAACGCATACGCAACCAGACCAGTTGTTTTGCTAATCTTTTTCGGTGGCTCAACACCGAGTCCCCTAAGAACGTCCGCAAACTTGTCATTACTAGCCAGCGCCTTCTCCTCAATACCAACTTTCTTGAGTAACGCTTCCCTCTTTGTTCGTTCATCCTCGATTGCCGCATTTAACATCTCCCCATCAAGAACCAATACAGGTTCCGTAAACATCTTGAGCGTCATATCAATCAGCTTTAACTCGCCTTCAGGGAATCCACCCTCGACTTCGTTATATAAGCGTTTGAATACTTCCTCACACAAGAACACATCGTGCATGCAATATTCCGCAAGCTCTGTTTCTACTTCCCAAGGTAGTTCATCTAGACCATCCGTACTATGTACGGCATCTCCTTTAGGTGGCAGGCCATACTCCTCAGCAAGTAAAGCTAGGCTGTTGCCTACTTCTACACCGCGCAGTGCACGAGCCATAGATAGCGAGTCATAGATGAACGCAGGTTTAACCCCATAAATCCATGAAAGAATAGCCACATCGAACTGGGCATTATGCGCTAGCACCGCCGTCCGTGACCAATCAACAGATGCAACCCATGCGCGTATATCACTATGTGGAATCCACTGTGGTGGTACAGCACTACCTAAGACTTTGACGCATAAACCGAAAGCCTTAAACCTAGGGTCTCGTATGTATGCTTCAGTTGTAGATTTGGATAGTGTGTATTCTTTCTTAGACCAACGCGTTTCAAAGTCAACTACTAAGATTCTTTTACCACTCCAAAATTCAATCACTGTAATGTTCTCCCTTTAAATTCTTCTGCTACTTCACTATACAGTCGATCGGCCGCTTCTTCTAGAAGTACAGGTACTTCCATCTGATCTATATTCATGCCGTAGATATTAACTGCTTCCGTTTCTTCGTTAACTAGAATAACAATGGCGCTATGCTTTGAATCTTCTTTAGTACATAGTAGCAGTGCTTTCTGTATGTGCTCGTACACGAGTTCCTTATCCATTTGATTCCTTTAATTTTAAGTGGCACGCTGTTGATAGGCTTTCTTTTAACTCCTTAACACTCTCTTCATTTACTACAAAAGATTCACCCCCCGCACTTTCTATCTTTTCGAGCTCGGCTAGTTGAAGAGCGGTGGGTTTGTTTTTACCTGCTTTGCATTCGATGCCAACAAACTGTCCGTTAAGACATGCGACAACATCAGGCACACCCGATCTGCCGAAACCACCAGTAACAGGATAAAAATAATAAGCACCAAGTTCTTTAAGAATCTTAACAACAGCATTTTTTACAGCCCGTTCTGGAGTAGCCGCCATGTTTCACCCCTTTCAAATGTATTCCAGTTTTTAAACCTGTAGTGCGCTAGTTCCTTAGATATGCCGATATATTTTGCGCACTCAACTAGGGTCCCTGAAAAAGCCCCATTGGAATAAAACTTAGTAGTGCTTTTGTTTTTCTGTTGCTCACTGCGCGTAGCCCATCTGCAATTACTAGGCATATACCCTTTCTTTGTATTAATTCTATCAAGACTGTGGTCTGCGGAAGGGCGGTTGCCCATATCTAAAATAAAGTTTTCATATGAAAGCCACCTTTTGCATACACTAATACCTTTTGCGCCATAGTACTCGTAGTCTTTAGAGTTTTTGTTTCTGCACCTAGCCAACATAGATCTCCAAGTATAGTGCTCAGGCGTTTCGCCTTTATTAATATATGCCCCATGTTTAACTCTGCTTTGCATCCACCGTTTTTTTGTTTCTGCATCCATATATTGCTCCTATAAAGTAAAAATATATTTTACCACACTTCGGGTGTCCTAGCCATTGCGAGCTTCCAACATTAAGTCGGCGTAGTAGTAAGCCTTTTTAGTAGCCTCTGTATCACTCAGCGACCAAGCCGAGCCAGTCAATATAGACTGTAGTACCTTAGCCGCAAAGTAATCTCTCAAGTCCATGCCGTACTGAACTATGATTTCGTTCTGTGTTTCCCATGTTCTGTTTGGGAAAGCTTTAGGCCCCTTCTTATCCATTTTTAACTCTCGCTTTCTTATTAGCAACTGGTTCTTCAGTTACCACAACTTCGGGTACAGGGAATACACAACCATCTGCAAAGAACTTGTCAAAGGCATCTCCTTTTAAAAACAAAGAACCACCCTCAGCATTAGCTAGCATAACGCCGTGCTCCCTTAACCACAAATACTTCTCTTCCAACGCTGTGTATCTGGCGTTTAATTCCCTAATCGTCTTCTCGTGAGGGAACAGGGTATCTCTGATCTCGTTGCTGTTCATTTCTTCTCCTTATGTCATCTACTCGTTGTAAACAAATTAATATACGGTTTAGCTGTTGTTGCACCATTACACTGTCTTTGACCGCGTTTGCTTTAAGTGCCATGATAACTTCTGCTTCTAAATTGCACAAGGCAGCATGCTCCCGCATAAGCGCTACTATATCTTCAGGTTTCATTAGGTTGTTCCCATCCTAGTTCGTCAATAGGAATTTCTAGAGTGTATACAGTTGACTCGCAGTCTTCACAGGCTTTGCGTCTTTTAATCCACTCAGGATTCGGTGAATAATCACGGGTGTCTTTAGTCCTCATCTGACCCCCGCACTCCTTACATTTCATCATACTTTGTCCATCCTACACATGAAAGCTACATTACCAATACGGAACGCACCAATCACTTTGCAGTCGTTTATCAAGCTATTAAAGGCGTAGTACTGTGTAACCGCCACCCCGATAAAGAAACCAAACAAAGCGGCTTGCCACCAATCACGAGCCCATCTCTTTAGGCTTGCTATCTGACTCTGCTTCTCTTTCGTTTCTGTTGTCATCTTGCTTTTCCTTCTTTTTAAAAATGCTGTCGTAGTTGCTTCGGTACTGCTCGTTCACAGGTTTCTGTTTCTCATTCGTCCACTTGCTTACCATTGTCTGGCTCCTCATCACAGCGTTCAATCAATGCGGCATAACCACAGATGTCCACGATACTATCTCTATGGTTGATGTCATTAGCCAATCGAGCGGCTTTTAAAAGAACCATCATCACGGCTACATCTTTTGGCATTAGATCACCAGTAATACCAAACTCCCTAGAAAACAAATACGCATTCCACATTCGTGCAATCGTTTCCAGATTTTTAGAAGGATGACCGTAGGTCTTCTCTCTGTCCCCGTAGATGATTGTGTTAGCTTCCTTCAACACATTAGACATTAGCTACCCCCTTAGTTGTTTTGTAAATGTTCCTACCGCAGTCTTTAGCCAGGGCGATAGTTCCTGTGATAACTAGCTTGTCTTTTAAATATTGCCCACCCACCATCGTATAGACTTTTTCACGCCAGTCTTTACCTGCGGCTCGTAATGTTTTGCGAATCATCTTTGCTTTCTTTTGGTTCATTTACTTCTCCTTGTGTAAGTGCGTTTCGGTTTCTCTTCCCATTGTTTTACTACTGCGGCAATGCCTGACTCTTCTTTAGGCTTACGTGCTTCTAACATAGCATCAGCCATCTTATATGCGTTACCCGCTACCTCCTCTATGATTTCATCACCAATACCCCGCATAACAATCCCACATAGAGTAAACATCGCAAAGCAATCCCTTAAATCTTCTTCATCCATCATCAACTTCTCCCTTTTGATTTGTACTGCATATCTGACCTACGTTGTATACAGTCCACACATCTCCATAACTTCTTACTCTTACCTACTTCAATCAGCTTCATTCTTTCTTTTGGCTTTTCTG